ATCATGTGCATGGAACTCATGATCTAAGACACTTTCTATTTCTCTTCTATTTAACTCACCTACTTCTACTCCACGTACTAATGTATCAAATGCTTCTTTTCTAGCTAATGCATAAGAGTTACCACTGAATCCTTTATAAGTTTGTATATAAGTAACTAAGTAACTAGGGTCTCGCTTAATTTGTGTCTTAAGCTCTTTCATTCTAGTACCTAGCTGGTGTTCAGCTAAGGCTTTACCATCATCTTCAAGAGCTTTCTTTGTTCTAGCCTTATCCTTTTCAATTAATTTAGCGACAAAAGATTGCTTATATAAACCTAATCTACCACCAGCTATATCTTGATTATTGTAGGCATACCATGAATCAATCATATCACTGATATATCTACGCTCTTCTGGTCCTACAGCTTCATCATATGTTTTATATATAGGTTTACCATCTGCAGTATACTGACCAGGAACATGTATCTTCATCCCTGCTTCAGCTTGTGGCCTATAGGAATGTTCCCAATGTACAAGTAATGAATCTACATCGCTATATATCTCATTTTCTCGTTCGTAAGCACCTTCAGGACCACGAATCAGTTCGTTAGCATCATAAGGAAGTTCATCTCTCATTTCAGAACCTACTTGCATAGCTTCTGCTTTGAGTATTTTTCTATCGTCTGCTACTTTTAATTCATTTTGGATGTCTTTATCAAAGTCCCCTTTAAATGGATATCTAGCCCAAGCGTCTCCACCATAGATATTTTCAAATTCGTCTTGCTGATCTCTTAATCTATTAGCGAACTTATAATATTTATCCCATGACTTATAGAAATCTTTTAACTTATCGGTACTTTCAACACCTGTTTTTAAAAGTTTAACTAATTGTTCTGGTCTTTTTTGAGCCTTTTCATTTTCATGATTATAGATCCTGATGAGTTGGTTGGCATGTTCATCATTCCATTTCTGTGTTTGATCTATATTTTCATTTACAGACTTAACCATATCTGGTTCTTCTTGTCTGTAGTTATACCCCATCTGTGAGGTTGGTGAGTAAGAAGGAAGTGTATCCAACTTACTCATCAGTGAAATATTAGAGTCTGTCATAATTCACCTACTTAAATGCAGCAGCAGCACCTGCAGCGGTACCAGCAATTTGTAGAGCCATCTGTATATTAGCCCATGTTTGACCTGCTCTATCAACAGGAGGCATCATGACAGGAGCACCATACTCTGGCCTTGTTCCTAGTCTTTGCCTATTAGCAGCTACATTAGCCATATGATTTCTTTGGATAGCTTGATGTGTAATATCTGCATTTCTACCAAATGTATTATCAATAGTACTTTCTATAGCTCTTTGTTTATCTAGGATGGCTTTATATTTAGCAGACATATATCTATTAGACCTAGAGACACCTGTCTTTCGATCATATCTAGATAGTTTTGCTTTTTGTTTTTGAATACTTTCTTGAGCTAGTCTACCTTTACCTAAAGTCCATAGAGCTTTAGAATAGGCATCACTTCTTGTACGGCTTAAACCTTTAGTTAAGCCACCTCGGCGTTGTTTTACGCTAGCTTCTCTGTTCCAATACTTGAGTTTAGCTGAATGATACTGAGTATCTTTCTTCATCTTCTCAATCTTGGCTTGCATTCTTATTCCCCTATTGGGATCTGGAGCACACACGGCAAAATTCGATAAAGGACAATTGGTTCGGGCCGTGATAAATTTCTCTCAAAAATTTAAAGCCTAAGAACCTGAGTAGTTTTAAATGAACAGTATTACGTTTATCAACAATGTTCCATAATAGCGGTTCAGTTCTACTCTCAATGAATCGCTTTGCTTCTCTAGCAAATGTTATAGGGTACTCATGAATAGCGGGTGTGCATAACATCCATACCTCTCCATTAGGTCCGACACCAGCCATTCCGGCAGTCTTGCCGTTAGGCACCTCGAACCACACACAGGAATGCTCCTGTACTGCATAAAGAATCGTTTCTAGTGGATCTAGTCCATGACCTTCTTCGACCTCTCTGCGGTCATCTGGACGTAGATTAGAGGCCACCTCAATGGCAGCCTCTTCTGTTGCTGGGTGAATGTATTTAGACACGGCGGTAGTGCATGGGTGACCAGTCACCTTCCCAAGACATAGATCTTAAAGTTGCAGGTGCTGGGTGGGCAGATTTTAAGGTTACATCTACATTTAGATTCCTTTCATAAATTGGAATGTCCTTAATTTTTTCGGCTAAATATGGGGCGTCTGAAGCATCATATTCATCTAAATCTGTAGATTCATATATTTCTGTATAAGCATCTTTACCTACTCTAGTTAATGTAGTTTCATATAAACCTATCTTACCAAAGTTTAACTTCATTCTATGTACAGTTAGTTTAGAATTAATATCAGATTGAACTGCATCTTCACTAGCTTTTTGTAAATAGAATCTAGGGAAGTCTACTTGATAATCATATAAATAACCTATATTTAATGTAGCACTAGACCAATCACCAGGAACAGTAAAATCATCACTGTTAATGACAGTACATTCTGCATACCTACCCTCTCTTGCTGTAGATGAATTTGTATCAACAACTACTAGTGTACCATTAGGTGTAGTAACATCATCTATCCAATCAGATTGATTAGTAAATGTAGTTAAGTTTGTTGTTGAACTAAACGAACCGCTACCAACTGTAGTATAATTATCTAGATGTATTAAATAATTAGTATCATCTTGATCTATACTAGGATCAGCATCAGCTTGTATCATATTTACTTTCTGTAAAAAGTTATCAGTATCTAAAAGATAATAACAATCTTCTACACAGAAATGATATTTAATAGGGTTATTAAACTTCCACTTAAACCAAGAAGATTGTAACCTTTTATCAGCTTGATTAAGATATCTAAATCCTACTACTTCATCTGAATTAGTCTTACCAAAGAATACAAAGTTATTCTCCCTTGAATTTGTAAAAAGATCTATATCTTTAGGAAGTAATGTAGGTACAATTTTACTAGTATTGACAACAGCTGGTTCACCTTCTCTAACAATATTAGCCATTTCCATGAAGCGGCTATACTTATTAGAGTTATCTACATAACCTGTAGTCTGACCTAATGATACAGGAGGTATTACTTTATTATAATTATACCAAGACACAGCTCTTAACTTTGCTGTATCTGGATTCATTACAGTATCATCTGAAGATAATAAGAACTGAGCATTAGTACTAAAACATAATAGTCCAGTATTAATTTCTATAGCATCAAATAAATCAGATGGATATACAGAAGCACAGGATATATCAATAGGATCAACCGCACTAACAGTCAATGCTGTATCAGACCAGAAATTAGGTGTAGCTATACTACCAGGTCTAGATGTTATAACATTCTCACCTGCTAATATTACTAGACGATTACGGAAAAATAATACTCTATTAATTTTTTGCCCAACAAATGAAGGGATAGGATTAGTAGTATTATCACCTATTTCTCTATCAGCCCATGTATACTGTTTAACTAAGAAGTCTCCATCAGCTTGACGTTGTAGCATATGTGGCATAGTAGAGGCATTTAAGCTTTTAACAATACCAGGTTCTGCTACTTCTGTCCATTGCCCAGGACCACTCTTACCATTCTCACCTACAAATTTAACATAGTAATCATCTTCATCAGACATTCTAGTATTAGCTATCTTAACTATGGCACCATGTTTACATTGTACAGGTAATTTAGTTACATCATTAATCTCAGTCTGCATAACACGCATGAGATCTTGATCAACTACTTCTACGTTAAAGTCATCAGCATCAGCAGCTGTATATAGATATATACCATTACCAATAATCTCATAGTTCAGAGCATTACCATTTATAGTAACTCCAGTTAATTCACCAGTGATACCACCTAGAATACCATCAACAGTTATTGCTGTATCAGCATCAAATGGTGTAGGAGCTGGTCTAACTGCTTTTACATTAGCTTTAACTGCAGATACTTCATGATCTGTTACAGTAACAGTATAGTTATAACTAGTTTGAGCTTGATCTAAAGTTTGAGTAGTAGTATCATTTGTAGCCCAACCTTCCCCACCATGTAGTAGTGTTATTTCACGGTTATAAGAACAGGCATAATCTTCAGCTGCAGTATCATTATCAGTACTGCCTGTATGTTTACCTTGCTGACCTAATGCACTGATACGGAATGTCAGGTTTGTTTTACTTCCTGTATTAGTTTCAGCACCACTAAATACTTGTGTACCTATACCTGGGCAGTGTCCCGTTCCAGAGCCTTCTGCTAAATTATCACTACTTATTTTAACTCTAGTTGCTGTAGATATATTTACTGTAGAATCGCTATCATATATATTTAAGGAGTACTGTCTACCATTCTCTGTTCTTGTTAACTCTATATATGCAAAGTTTTTATGTGGCCTAGCTGTAGTAGTACCTGTAGTAGTTATAGTTGTATCTCTATTATTTAAAAATGTAGTATCATTAATAGTTAATGCTTGTACATCTTCCGTATTGCTTGCTGATAGATATGTGGTAATAGATGTGTGATCAGAATTACTTCCGTTATAAGCACTGTTATCAGTATGATACCATACATTTTTTTCTGTACCATCATTACAACTCCACATTCTTACTCTACCATCAGCTGCTACTTGTCCTATATAAGACCCTTCTGATTCATCACGATAGTAATGGAACCATGAACCACCACTCTGTACATTAGTAAGAGGTGTGGTACCTACACGTTTAGATCCAGGTCTTTTGTATAATCCATGTACAATATCTGGTATAGCATTAACAACATTTTTAACTTGCCCTGGTACTTTTAACTGATCGGGCTGTTCAGATATCCCTCCAGTATAGTTAGGGATAGTTTGTGTGATTCCTGCCATTATCTACCTAGTGCCCTCCATGGCCGATAAGAATTATAAGTACTATCTTCTGGGAGGCTGAACATAGTATGGTTACCTTGGTTGCATTCATATTCCAGACATGCAGCTCTGGCTTGTATCTCTTGTTGTGCTATTAATTGCACTAATTGTGGGTTAGCTACTAGTTGTGTTGCAGCTCTACCAGCTGATTTATAAATTATATACCTTTGAAATACTGAAGGTAAGTCTTCAAATGAGAGTAGTCTAATAATATCAAGATCGATGCCATCAGATAATTCTGACCAATCATCAGTATGATCGTATTTATCATATAGATATCCATTCCTTCTTACAACATCATAGTTTCGTTTAGTCCAGCCATCGGTAACATCCATCTTAAGTATATCATTACCTACTGCAATCTTATTTGTAGTGGAATCAGGTGTGTATTTAACGTGTCTCTCTGTGTTGAAGTGCCAGCCTTCATTCTGTACATCAACATTAGAGTCTCTTAGTAAATTATAAATAAACGAAATTTCCGGATTATCAAATACTAAAGAGGTTACGGGTGACTGACCTATAGCTCCCAGGATTGCATTTACAGCGGAGAGTTCGGTCTCGGTATCAGTTGTCGTGGTAGCCATAAAGTTTTATAAAGAAAAAAAGGGAGCCCGAAGACTCCCCTATTGAATATATTAACCGAATGCAGCAGGTGCTGTGTCTGTTCCAGCGAACAGTTCAACAGCGGCAGCAGGGTTAAGGTAATCAGCTCCCATAGCCAAGCGTCCTAGAATGACATCTCCCTGATAAATCACGGATACATCACCTGATGTTACTTGTACTTGAGGTCCAATTGCTTCAACAACACCTGCAGCTTCCTTCTGGAAGATAAGTCCGCAGCTATTCTCGAAGTCAGAGTTACCGTTACCGTAGTTGTTTACGGTCTCAGTCCTCTCGTCTTGCATTACTACTTCAACGAAGCTACCCTTGTTACCTGGGTCGGTAACACCTGGGTTAGTTCCTGATGCAGTACCAAACTTAGTACCGAATCTTCCGAAGTAAGGAATGTTCATTGACTTATAGATCTTGATACCTGCGATCTCGAATACACCCTTACCTGATTGTAGGGCATCTCCTTGCTCGTCACGGTTAACAAGATAAGCACCAATTCCAGCACCATCTAGACCCTTAATAAGAGCATAGTATTGGCGTGGGTTTAGTACACCTACACGTCCTTCAGAACTTACACCCTTTTCATCTAGGGCTGCTGCAGCGTCGTAGAATGCATTTACTAGATCATCTGATGAGATAGCTTTGGTTGCGTTAGTACCTGAAGCACCCACTTGAATCTGTGTTCCACCTGGTTCTACGAAGCTAGTCTTCGTGATAGGTGATGGTTTACGTGCAGCCTTGGTAATTGCACGGAAGATCTTACGGTCATAGTTCTCTGCTAGAGCATAACCGATCTTGTTTGAAATCTCGCCACGTAAGTCATAGTGGGCAAGAACTTCATCTAATTCATATACAAATGCACTTGAGATCAATAGATCGTCACAAGTGATTGTCTTCTCAGCTACTGGAGGAGCATTGTCCGAGTTACCAAGTATGGATTGACCAGGAGTATGGTACTCACTAGTTGTCCTACCTGTATAGATGAACTGCAATGATTTGCCGTTCTTCAAGGTACGCTTGGTAATTAGATCCCTTGCAATTGTATTGCGTTGGAATCCTTTGAACATCTCTCCAGAAAACAGCTTGAGGAATAAAGCCCTACGCTCAGTGGTAGTAAAGGTTCCACCTGCTCGGGTCGCATTATCAGCACCTGGTGCGGTCAGTGACGACAGCAAGGCGCTATTCTGATGAGCCATTGTTATGGATAAATTAAAAGTTTATATAATTTCTTCAGCTGAATTGTTTGATTTAGGGATGGACTTACTAAGAGCTTCCAATCTAAATCACGTTTGATCAATTTGTTGTGGTCTTTCCCACCGTCTAGACGGCTAAAGGGTATCCTGCGTACAGGGCCAAAAGCCAATTAGTCAGAGATCCGACACTGAGGTGTCTCTGACCTATGGTAGTTAACATGCATTGTTTCTACCATAATAAAGAAGGCCAGTAGTCCGAAGACTACCAGCCACAGTTCATTCACTTTCATGAAGTCAAAGCTTCTTCTAATGAATTGTAATCTGGTTCCTCATCAACACCAGGAGGTTGCTTGTCACTTGGTAAAGTGTCAGGATGCTCCTCTGGTTTGTTGTGATGAGCTTCGGGTTCAGGAGAGAGTGATGTGACAAAAGCCGTCATCACTCCTGATTGGTGAGCCATTAGCGATTAATTGTTTTAGTGTACTTTGTGCCACGATACACGTAGGTTACTTGTAAAGACATAGTAATCTCCAGTACCAAATCCCCGTTCCATGATTTGGTTTCATGCGTCCAATTAAGGATGAACGGACGTGGCGTTATTTCTTTTTCTTTTTAATTTTCTTTAATGCTTTCTTAGCATCTTCTTTACCCTTCTTTGTGTAAGAGTATTTTTTACCAGCAACTTTTGGCATAGTATTATCCTATTGATGGTGCGACTAGAGCAACTTCAGATGTTTCAGCTGAAGCTAAGTCTAGTGGGAAGTTGTGTGCATTTCTTTCATGCATTACTTCCATACCTAAGTTGGCACGGTTAAGAACGTCTGCCCACGTAGGTACTACTCGACCACTTGAGTCTAAGATAGACTGATTGAAGTTAAAGCCGTTGAGATTGAAAGCCATAGTTGAGACTCCCATAGAGGTAAACCATACGCAAACGACTGGGAAAGTGGCCAGAAAGAAATGAAGAGAACGACTATTATTAAAGCTCGCATATTGAAAAATTAATCTACCGAAGTAACCATGAGCAGCGACGATGTTATACGTCTCCTCCTCTTGGCCAAATTTATAACCATAGTTTTGTGATT